AGTACAATTTCAAGAGGTAAATTTAAAGTTAATATTACAGAAAATGAATTAAAAAATTTACAACAACAATTCTTAAGTTATGTAGTTTATCTTGTAGAATCTGACGGTGATAAAGTATTAACATATTCTCAAAGTAATTTTAAAAATAACGGTACTATATTTGTAAATTCAAAAACCTTTCCTGGACCTCTTAATACTATTTCAATAACATCATTGACAGAAACTGGCGCTAATACAAGTATATGGATGTCAGAAGCAGTAAATGCAGAACCTGCTGTTAATGGGAATGAAGCATTACATACAGCTGCATTTTATACAAGTAGTTTTACAGGTGATATAGTAGTCCAAGCTACGCTAGATAATCAAGTAACAGATAGTAGTAATTGGGCTGACGTTACAACAGTAACACTAGACGGCACTGAGGCGGCTCCAACAGCAGTAAACTTTAATGGTGTATTTTCGTATATTAGATTTAAAACTACTTCAAATCCAGCAGATAAAATTACCAAAATCTTAGTCAGAAACTAGTTGACAAATTCTTAGATCTACGCTATAATAGTATTATGAGTGTAGTCACTGAAACAGTTCTGACATATCTGCCGCCTAAGCGTAAAACCACGCCTAGCGGGTGGACTTCATTCAATGCGCCTTGTTGTCATCATAACGGCACTACTGTTGACACTAGATCACGTGGAGGATTGATATCTAATCCCGATGGTGTTAGTTACCATTGTTTCAATTGCGGTTATAAAGCAAGTTGGCAACAGGGGCGCAACCTTTCACACAAGATGCGTAAACTACTTCAATGGTTGAACGCACCAGATGACGTAATTAATAAACTTGCATTAACAATAATGCAAGAAAACGAAGGTGTACAAGTTACCCAACAATTAGTTGAAGTACCTCAATTTAATACAGTACCATTACCAAATGATGCTATCAAAGTTTCTGATATTACAGATTTTGATAAGCACAGTTCAGCTATAATTGAGTACATGGCATCACGTAGACTGCAAGTTGAGGATACAGATTACTATTGGAGCCCTAGTTTAGGATATCGTGACAGGCTTATTATTCCGTTCTACTATGAAAACCGTATTGTTGGATGGACTGCTAGGACTGTTACTAGTGGTAAAAAACCTAAGTATCTAAGTGAACAACAACCTGGTTATGTCTTTAATCTCGATGAACAGCGTCCTCAGAAAGTATTTGCTATAGTATGTGAAGGTCCTATTGATGCTTTATACATTGACGGAGTAGCATTACTTGGTAGCGAAGCCAAAGATCAACAATCATTGCTCATCAATAGATTAAATAAAGATGTGATAGTTGTACCGGACAGAGACCAAGCAGGGTCTAAGTTAGTTGAACAAGCAATTGATTTAGGATGGGGAGTTTCTATGCCAAATTGGCAAAATGATATAACCGATATTGGAGAGGCAGTACAGCGTTATGGAAGAATTTTTACGTTGCATAGCATAGCAAGTTGTGCAGAAACTTCTCCACTTAAAATAAGACTAGGAGCAAAAAAATGGTTTACTTAAAAAAGATATGGGAGATTATTACTTGGCCATATAGAAAAATTAAAGATGAAATTGCATTTCGGAAGAAGCTAAAAAAACTTAGAGAACAAGACCCATTCATTTACAAATAGGAGAAAATAATGTTAGTTGAAGTATCATTTAAAAAAGGAGACACTATTAGTTTAAAACTAGCTAGTGGTGAAGAAATTGTTGGCAGGTTTGATAGCAGAGTAACAGGTGGCTACGAAGTAACTAAGCCAATGGTGTTGATTGCAAATCAAGAGGGATTAGGATTAGCACCATTTATGTTTAGTGTAAGTCCAGATACTAAGTTTACATTTAATGGAGATTCAGTAACGTGTGTAGGAAAAACTGAAGGCGAAATTGCCAAACAGTATGTTGCTACTACGTCTGGTATTGTACAACCTGATAAGAGTTTGATAGTGTAATATGTTTAATAAGTTTGAAAAAATGTTTTCTACTGATAAGTTGCACTGGACTACAGTGATAACTGAAAAGGTTATGCTAGCTATTATAGGTATACTAACGTTACTTGCAGCTGGTGGAGAAGTAGTTAGCATGCTTGCTAGCCGAAATATTGAATTAGGTGATATATTTCTATTGTTTATATATACAGAAATTATTGGAATGATAGGAGCATTTTATGCTAGCACTAGAATACCAGTTACATTGCCTATTATTATTGCTATTACTGCATTGTGTAGACTAATTGTACTACACAGCAAAGAAGCAGATCCAATGAACTTACTAGCTGAAGCTGGTGCAATAGTAATACTTGCAGGAGCTGCATATGCTTTAAGTTTAAAGGATAAATTGAGTTTAGAGAAAGAAAAACTACGAGATGAATAACGAAGATTATAGATCAACGCTTTTAGAAATATCAAAGCGTCACGGTAAAAAAGTCCCCGGAGCAAAGTATATACACAAGTGGGATATGTATATGCTCGAAAAACAATTTTGTGTTGACAATATGAACTTCGACGGCATTAACTCTGTACTTGAAATAGGATGCGGTATGGGTATGCTTGCACACCTTATTAGAGAACAAAAGGGTATTACTGATATAGAACTAACAGATGTAGATGAATTTTTTGATCATACAGATAAAGGTGGGCTATACAAAGACTGTTGTGATGTGCTAGGACTCAAACGATTTGTTATGTATGTGAACATGAACGAGCCCATGAAACTAGATAGACAGTACGATATGATTGTAGCCACACGTACTGTATTTGATAGAGAATGTTTAGAGCCCGGCACAATATTTAATTATGAATATTGGCTAGATGATTGCTTTAAATATTGCAAACGTGTATTTGTAAAAACAAATTTTGCTGGTGGAGGCAAAAGTTTTCCTGATTACTTACGACCTTATCTGTGGTGGCCTAAAGGACCTAACGGAGAATCGCTAGGTAAGCCTAGGAGAGGATGGTATATACGTGTAGACAAAGAACAATGGGAGAAGAGATGATCACATGGGGAATGGTTGGCAACAGTCATGATGCAAGTTTAGCTGTTTTTGAAGATGAAGAATTAAAGTCAGCAGTACTATCTAAAGACTACAGTAAGATTCCTAATGACCCCCATCCTAATTGGAATATAGTTAATGCCGCTAAACAGGAGTTTGGTGAGCCTGATCGTATACAATGGTATGAGCTCCCTAAGTTAAAAACACTACGTCAGTGGTATGCTGGCCAGGGTTGGTTATGGAAAGAGAATAATATCAAGCAATATCTCCAACAATGGGACATTACTGCACCAATACATTGTACTAAACATCACCTAAGTCATGCTGCCTACGCATACTACACTCAGCCCCACGATGATTGTGCAATTATTGTAATGGATAGCATAGGAGAATTTGAAACCCTAACTATATGGCACGGGAAAAATAACAAACTTAAGAAGATACATAGTCAAGGCTATCCACATAGTCTAGGTCTATTCTATAGTGCTATGACACAGCGTTGTGGGCTAGTACCTAACAGAGATGAATATATGGTAGCATCTATGGGAGACAAAGGTAACCCTAAAAGACATTTTATGAAGATACTAAATGAACTAGTACACGTTGAGGGTATAGGGTGGAACCCTAAAATTAAAATGATGGAAAACTTACATAGAGGGTGTAGGTGGTGGAGGCCCGAACTGACTAGCGAAGAAGATCTAAACGATATTGCAGCAGCTACCCAATCAGTGTTTGAGTATTGTGTTAACAATCTAAGTGCATGGGCTAAAAAAACAACAGGGTCAAAGTACGTAGCACTAGCAGGCGGCTCAGCCCTTAACAAAAGAGCAGTAGATAACATAAGAAATAGCTGGGTTGATGTTCATGTTCCGCATAACCCAGGTGACCCTGGTAGTTGTGTAGGTGCATATCTAGCAGTAACTCAAACCAAAATAGAACTTGACAATCAGTGGTATAAGGCAGTATAATAAAGTATGGCAACAAGACAAAACACAGACTATGGGTATGATATACAAAAAGTATATCTAGAGATGATGCTAACAGATGCAGAAACATTTGTTAGATGTCAAGCTGTTTTTAATCCAGAGATGTTTGATAGACGTTTGCAAAAGAGTGCAGAGTTTTTAACTAACTATGTAACTGAACACAATGCATTACCCACGTTTGATATTATTAATGCAGCCGCACAAGGTGATTTGAAAGACCCTGGGCAGATGCAGGAGAATCATTATGATTGGTTGTTGGCAGAGTTTGAAACGTTTAGTAGACACAAAGCACTAGAAGCCGCAATACTTAAAGGTGCTGACTTGCTTGAAAAAGGTGAGTATGGCCCAGTAGAAGATCTAGTCAAGCAAGCAGTACAAATAGGACTACAAAAAGACTTGGGTACTGACTACTTCAAAGACCCTAGAGCAAGACTAGAAGCAATCAAAGACAACAACGGACAAGTAAGCACAGGGTGGGAAGCAGTAGATAGAAAACTATTTGGTGGGTTCAACAGAGGTGAGCTTAATATATTTGCAGGTGGGTCAGGTGCAGGTAAGAGTTTGTTCTTAGCTAACTTGGGTGTAAACTTTGCACAAAAGGGTATGAACGTGTTATATCTAACACTAGAGCTTAGTGAGAACTTGGTTAGTATGCGTGTAGACAGTATGGTAACAGAGATCAGCACACGTGATATATTCAAGCAGATAGATGACGTTGAAATGAAGGTAAAGATAATTGGCAAGAAGAGTGGAGCATTCCAAGTTAAGTATATGCCCAGCGGTAAGACACCCAATGATGTGCGTAGCTATATCAAAGAGTATGAAATTAAAACAGGCAAGAAGATTGACGTGCTACTAATTGACTATTTAGACTTGCTTATGCCAAATGGTGCAAAAGTAAGTGCAGAGAACTTGTATATCAAAGACAAGTATGTAAGTGAAGAACTACGTAATCTAGCAATGGAATTGAATACTGTATTTGTTACAGCGGCACAGTTGAACAGAGGTGCTGTAGAAGAAATTGAATTTGATCATTCGCATATCAGTGGTGGACTTAGTAAGATACAAACTGCTGACAATGTGTTTGGTATATTTACAAGCAGAGCAATGCGTGAACGTGGACGCTATCAAATACAGTTAATGAAAACAAGAAGTAGTAGTGGTGTTGGCTCAAAGATTGATCTAGGTTTCAACGTTGACAGTTTGAGAATATACGATCTGGATGAGGATGAGCAGGACGAATATGCAACGCCTTCGGCTAGCAATACTATTGTGAATAGTTTAAAAAGAACAACTGTGCCTGAGTCAGATAATCCTGATGATGCTGACCCTACACAGGGTGCTACATTCGGTAAGGTTAGAGCAGAAACAGATTCAACTAAATTGAGAAATTTTATCAACAACTTAGGATCTGAATAAATACACATGGTTGGATGGGTAATGTTCGGTATACTGATCTTCATCAACACAATAATGCATGTGTTGATTCAGATGTACTTTGAAGGACATCCAGCTTTCACAGATACAGACGAGGAAGAAAATGTATGAATACCTACAAAGGGATTTTGATAGGACTAGTGCTGGTAGCACTAACGTTAGCATCAGGATGTGCTACTGAAGGATATGCCCGCGATGATTTTGATACTAGTGACTTTCGCTGCTATGGTGACCGAATAGCATACTGCGAGGGTCACAGTCAACAACGAATGGAGTGTACTTGCATAGATGATGATCAAGTACGCAGACTAGAACAACAGCTAAGAGGAATATACTAATGAGCAAGGACAGCAATGTAGTGGAGTTTCCACAGAAGTCGGAAGTAGACAAACAGTTTGAAAGGCTTGAATCACAAGCTGATCAGATTGAACTACAGAGACAGCTGATACAAAACTCAATCGATGGGCGAGACTTCAAAGCCAAACAACAGGATCTTACTGAACTGAACGGTGATGGCAACAGAGATCGTGGTCGTTACGGTGAAGACGAAAGTGACTGTTGATGTATTGGGGTAGAGGAGTAGCAGAAGCCAATACCATATTGAATCAAAGCTATCTAGGACACAACATACAAGGAAGCGAACCAATGACACTGTTTTTGATCATACTGCTGATGAGTTTGCCCATAGTAGGAGGACTTGTAACCTTTTACTACAGTCACAAGGCAATTGAATGAAGTTAGAAAATTTAGACACGAATGCTGTTGTATGGTGCGCCTTTTGGATTGGAGTAGCTGTTGTAGAAACTGTGCTACTGTTTGTCCTTTTCCCTATTAAATAACTCGAACAGTGTACGCACCTTTTCTTCCAGCACACCGATCTTTGAATGCATCTGTGCTAGCACAATTACTAGTGTAACAAACCCAAGCAGTATGGGCCATAATTGTATTAGCTGGTCAATTGACGCTTCCATTGCACAATCCCTCGATAAAAACTTGCCCACTATTTACCATTTAGTCAGTTTCGAATCACACTTATCCACACACGAGATAGATACAGTATGGACAACAAATTATGGATATTTGCAGACAGCTTTGGTGCTGAACCTAATCCAGCTTATGACTTTAAAAATAATGATGATTGGATATGGTGGAAGCAGGTTGCTGAACGTATGAATCTACATGCTATGTCCTGTAGTAATTGGGGCATCAGCAACGAATGGTTGTATTCAGCTATGCGAACAGAATACCAAAATATGATTCCAGGTGACAAAGTTGTTTTGATTACTACTGATCCTAATCGTAGATGGTTTTTTGAAGACCTTCCTACACATGCTAATCTTTGGAATCGTGATATTGAAAAAGATGTGGGCAAAACAAAAGCCCAAGCAGTAAAACAATATCTTACTCATCTCACAGACAATCCTATACTAAGCGATTGCTATCATGAAACCCTAATTGGCTGGGCCTACACTGTGTTTAATTCGATGGACGTAACTGTGTGTGCAATACCTGGATTCATAAATACGCCTATGCACGTTGTAGGCGGCAGTTGTTTGTCAAATGCGAGCAATGCAGAATTTGCGTCCAAAGAGATAATGGACTATCATTATTCAAAGCACAGTCATAGAGACAGTAGGATTTGTCATTTTAGCAGAGACAACCACACAGTGCTAGCAGATAAAATAGTCAAGTTTTTTAAAGACCCTAACCAGAAAATGGATCTTTCAACAGGCTTTGTGCAAAACATATTCCGCACTACACAAGACTGTGATGAGTTTGATTACCAGTCGAGTGCTAGCCTGTGAGATAGTGCTGAGGCCGTAGTCCTACGCTGGTGTTGATAGCATTTATATATCTAACTTTTTGACCTGTAA